TGCAATCCACCGATTTTATTAGCCATAAGTGTTACAAAAATGCTTGACCACAACATCGATACTCTTGTTTGTAAGATTGAAAAAGAACTGAAGGAGGTGAAACCATGTGCAAAAGAATAAAGCCTTATTCGGCGAAGGAGAAGCTGGATGAACTGAACCGTCTTGAACTTGGAACGAAATCCTTTGAAATCCTGTATGACTGTGGTGCCGGAAAGGCACTACAGATCAAAAGGATGGTAATCAAAAAAGTTAAAGAAAGCGGAAGAATTCTTCCATATCCGGATAAAGTTCCGACGGCAGCGGCAATTCGGTTTCTTCAAATTGACGAAGGAAGAATCAGACGATTGGCAAAGCTGGAACAGGAAAAAGGAGCATCAGCCGGCACTGACGCTCCAAGTCGATAACTTTCCCTAATTATCGACTAAATTATATCTTTAAAACACGAAAAAGTAAAGAGGAGAAAGAACATGGAACTGACAACAAAAGAACTAATCGAAATATATGAAGCGTGCGGAATCGCATTCATCTGCGAGGATGGCAAGGTAGAACGTGCCGTGGAGGAATAGCATGGAATTCCTAACAGATGAACAAGTAGAAATGGAAATCAGCGTACTGTCAGCAAGCGAGGAAGTAAGACTTGCAAGGCTTGATCAGAGAATCAAGTACAGAAAAAGACAGAGGCTCTACAACCTAAGAGCGTTGGCAAAAAGAGGAGCAAAGCTGAAGGAACAAGGCTATACGTTCGAATCGATGAAAGAGGAAGAAAAGGAACTGGAGGAATAGAAAATGAAGGAAATTTTTGAAGAACTGAACGATGTCATACGGCAAAAGAACAGCATGATCGAACTGATGAGAGAGCAGTACGAGGAAGCAAAAAAACAAGCCGACGGACTGAAGGAAAGAGTACGCAAGATGGAAGAGCATATCAAGCATTTGGAGGAATCCAACATGATGCTTCAAAGGGAGCTGGAGGACAAGTATGGAAGCAATTAAAGAATTGAACATCTTCCAAAGGATGGCACAAGCCACCTCAGAAATCGAAACGGTAGCTAAAAACCTTGCAGTACAGGTAACCAAAACAAGCAGCTACAAGGCAGTCAGTGAAAAGGATATCTTGGATGCAGTAAAGCCTATTGAGAGCAAGTACGGTATCTACTCATTCCCAGTTTCACGTAAAATCATTGAGTCCGGCATCCAAGAAAGAGAAACACAGTACGGAGTGAACAAGCAGCTATTCATGAGGCTAGAGGTTGTTTATCGTTTCGTCAACATTGACGATCCGGAAGATTACATAGAAGTAACGAGCTACGGAGACGGCATTGACAGTGGAGATAAAGCAACAGGTAAAGCCATGACATACGCTGACAAGTACGCATTGATGAAAGCGTACAAAATATCAACCGGTGACGATCCGGACAAAGAAGCCAGCACTAAATTAACTAATGAACAGAAACAGGAAACAGAAGCAAAGATGCAGAGTCCAAAGCCGGAAACTGAAAGGAAAGCTACTGCGAAGCAGGTAGAGATTATCGCCACTCTGTACAAAGAAGAGGAAATCAAAAAGATGCTGGAGAACCTGCATAAGAAAGAACTGAAGGAAATCACAATCGAACAGGCGAGCAAGATGATCGCAGCCAGAAAGGGAAAATAACATGGAACAATTGGTACAAGTCAACAATGGAATCATCCAAGTAGCAGAGGGAGTCATGAGAAAGCTCCATGACTTCCAAGTGCAGAAAGCACAGATGGAAATGCAGGAAAAGGAAATCAAGGAAGCCATCCTAACAGCGATGGAGAACAATGACATCAAGTCGTTCGAGAACGATTTCTTGAAAGTAACCTACAAGGCTCCGTCAACAAGAAAGACGGTAGACACCAAAGCCTTGAAGGATGAAGGGCTTTATGACCTTTACACGAAGGAAAGCCCCGTCAAGTCAAGCGTGGTGCTGACATGGAAATAGAGTTCATCGAGGACTGCCATCTGTACCTCAAGGAAGGCATCATCGTGCCTTCCGTCAGCGAGGTGCTGAGGTTCATTTTCCCCGACAAATACAAGGGAATACCGCAGAAGGTGCTGGAGGAAAAAGCGGCTTTCGGAACGCACATCCATGAGGCAATCGAAGCCTACGAATCAGGCAAAGAATATGTGCTGGCACCCCTTGAAGAGGTAGTTTTCAACCAATATCTAAAGCTGAAAAAAGAACATGATATACAGGTAGTCTCTCAAGAGGAAATCGTATCCTATGAATATGATTTCTGCGGGAGATTGGACAGCATTTCCATCGTGGACGGAGTGGAAACCCTGCTTGACTACAAGACGACAAGCAAGCTGGATAAAGAAAGCCTGTCTTGGCAGCTGGGAATGTATCAGCTTGCGAAAGGGAAATCGTATGCAAGATGTGCCTGCCTATGGCTTCCTAAGAAAGAACTAGGGAAAATAATCGACATCAAACCGAAGACAAAGGAAGAAATATTAGAAATGCTGGAGAGGTACAAGAAATGTATGAATGTATGAACTGCTATGCTGAATTCGAAACGCCCGTAGAGCACCATACGACACAGGAGGCGCTGTTCGGAGTATCATTCGACAATCCGTCAAGAACGACGATTCTAAAATGTCCATACTGCGGATCGGACGAAATCAGCGTGAAGGAGGAAGAAGATGTTTAAATTCTATGGAGTAGCTAGGCTATCGAAAGAACCAGAACTTAGAATCGCAAACAACGGAAAGCACCTCTGCAAGTTTTCCGTCGCTTCGAACAGAGAATTCAAGAACAAGGAAACGGGCCAATATGATGCCGATTTCTTCAACTGCACTGCGTTCGGGGCACAGGCAGACTTCATCGAAAGCTACGTGAGGAAAGGAAACCAGGTGTTCCTTGAAGGAAACATACAGACCGGAAGCTACGAGAACAGGGAAGGAAGACGTGTCTACACGTTCGACCTGCTAGTGGAACGGATAAAACTACTCGAAAAGAAAGAAAGTGCGTCAGAACCAACGAAAACAGCTGTTGAACAGGAATACGAGAACGACTATTCCTACATCAACCAAGATGACCTGCCGTTTTAGGTGATTCTATGGATTTGTATGAAGAAATGCAGTCGCTCATCCAGCTGCTCCAAAGGTCGATCGAATCATTGAGAAAGACTGGAAGTGCTTATGCTGAAGCTGAGCGTGCGTACAAAGTAAAGCTGAGGGAAGAAGTACTGAAGATGCGTGACGAAGGCATGGCAGTCGGCATCATCAACACCACAATATACGGAGTTCCCAGCGTAGCCGAACTGAGATTCAAAAGAGACGTAGCAAAGGCGACCTATGATGCGAACATGGAAGCGATAGCGAGCTACAAGCTCCAGATCCGTATTCTTGACGCACAGATACAGAGGGAGTGGGGAGCGAATGGCTAAATCAATTATGCAGAGCGAAAGGGTCTGCTTCAAGACAGGCTCTATGCTGAACCTGCACAGACACCATGTGTTCGGAGGAGCAAACCGGAAAAAAAGCGAAAAATATGGCCTATGGGTATGGCTGAGAGCAGATTGGCATATCCAAACGCCCTATGCGATACACAACAACAGGGAATTTGATCTAGAACTAAAAAGATTTGCACAAGAGAAATTCGAAGAAACTCATACAAGGGATGAGTTCATGAAGCTCTTCAAGAGGAGCTATCTATGAGGTTTACCATCAAAGGGAGACTTGACGGGCTGAACGAGTACGTCGAGGCATGCCGCAGGAACAAGTACGAGGCGAACGAGATGAAACGCATGAACCAAAGGATCGTACGTGCTGGCATCAACGAATTCACAAGGTTCGACAGGCCAGTATCGGTCCATATTGCATGGTACGAGCCGAACGCACGCAGAGACGTTGACAATATCGCGTTTGCCGTCAAGTTCATCCTTGACGAGATGGTAAGGTGCGGAATTCTTGAAAACGACGGACAGAAGCACGTGAAGAAAATCACACATGAAGTCCTTGTCGACAAAAAGAATCCAAGAATCGAAGTGGAGGTGGAAGAGTGGTCGGTCTGATCAATCTGGAGCATTGGAAAACGAAATCAGAAATCATAAAAGAGCTGAGAGAAAAGGGAGTAAGGACCAACGAAAGACACTGGAGACTGTATGTTGAATGGCACAACAAGCAGTTCTGCGATGGGATATTTAACGATTATATCGCTCATTCGCCAAAGGGATACAAGCTGACATCCGATCCGAACGAGATATCGAGATCGGCGAGCGACCTGAGGGCAAGGGCACTGAACCTGCTGAAGAAAAGCTCGGAGGCACAGAGAGCCCTCGAGCGGATCACCCAGGAGAGAATGGAGGTATAGCGTCATGGCAGATAAGAAATTCTATTGGATCAAACTGAAAACGGATTTCTTTGACCTGCCGACGATTGATTGGCTCATGTCGCAGAAGAACGGGTGCGAGTACATCGTGCTCTATCAGATGCTTTGTCTATTGACCGCCAACAACAAAGGCGTGCTGGCAAGCCGGATCGGAGAAATGCTGATTCCGTTCGATGCTGAAAAAATCGCAAGAGAGACAAAGCATTTTGATGTCGATACAGTTATCGTGGCATTGGAACTTTTCAAGAAGCTCGGTCTTGTGTACGAGCAGGAAGAGCAGGTACTTAAAATAGCAGCGATTGAGGATATGGTCGGTTCGAGCTCAATGGACGAACATACGAAAAAACTGAATGCCGAAAGACAAAGGCGGTTCAGAGAGAAGCAGAAAATGCTCGAAAATAACGTTACTGTAACGTTATTCAGTAACGGAGATATAGAGAAAGAGAAAGAGATTAGAGTAAAGAATATAACTGCTGATGAGTATAAATCTACAAGTATAGGGGGGAAAGAACCATCACCATCAGCACCGAACCTGTTCGATTCGTTCGAGAATGAATTCGGAAGACCTCTTACTCAGATAGAGATTCAGGAAATCGCAGAATTCAAGGAAGAGCTTCCGGAAGAAGTGGTTCATGAAGCGTTGAAGGAAGCCGTCCTGAACCAAAAGATGTCGTTCAGCTACATCCGAGCTATTCTGACATCATGGAAGAAGAAAGGCATCGATACGGCAGAGAAAGCGAAAAAGCAGGTGCGGAGCTTCAAAGGAAACGTCAGCACCGCAAACGCAGCAGAAAGAACTCTTCCGGATTGGTATTCGAATCCATCACAGGACGAAACGGAAGGACAGGAAGAGGTCGATATGGATGAATTCCAAATGTACCTCAACAAAATCAAAAAAGCAAAGAAAGGATGATAAGCGAATGATTAAGGTAAACGAGAAATACTGCATCGGAATGAACGGAGATTCTTATACGATATTCCTGAAGATGTACAGCGAGAACAGACAAGAAGATTACTACCGTCCTTTATGCTATCCTAGAACGCTTTCTCAAGCCGTTTCGAAGATTATGAGGTTTTCATTCGAGGAAAAGATTGAAGAGCGTGACATGAGCCTAAAAGAGGCTTTGCAGGTGCTTAAGGAAATAAACGAAGAGTATCAAAGCATATTGGATGAAATCCGAGAAATGGAGATACTCGAGTAAACAATACGAAGAAACAAGGAAAGAACGATCGAGGAGGAAATTGAAGATATGTCATTCATGGAACAATACGAATCTGTAACGCTTCAGCCTTTGAAAACAATTGGCGATTACCTTATGTCAAGAGGCGACCTTACGGAAAAGCTGGAGGATGAGGCGAAGTCACTTGACGGATGCTGGTCATACATCGTCAGCGAGGCAAAAAAGAAAGCAGCGAACCAATGTGCATGCTTGACGGATGAAGAGGTATTCGGTCTTGCAGTACACTACTATGACGAGAGCATCGACATGAGCAAGGTTGAAAAAATCAAAGTCAAAACTGTCATATCTCAAAAAGCGTCAAATCCGAAAAAAACAAAGAAAGAGAAAAAATCGGATGATGAACAGCTTAGCCTGTTCTGAGGTGGATCATGCTTGAAGAACTAGCGAAAAGAAAACTGAGGATGCCGAAAGGGATTAAGGCATTCATCAGAAACGAAACGGATTATAAGGTGGATCCAGGCTACGGAAGGTCGAGATACGTCAAGACGCTTGAGCTTTACAAAGGAAAGCTTCTTGAAAGAACGTTCGCCTACAAGCAGAGCAGAAGTACTGGAGAACTGATGGTGAACGAAGTACATAGAAGGCTTCAAGGCTATCGGAAAGCATTAGAGAAAGACATCTATTGCGGAATCAGCGGAAAGCAAATAACCTTCAATGATAGATTTAAAGACAAGAAATTCTACATCATCGATACGCCCTATTACTTCTATGCCGATGAGATGTATGACAGAAAAAAGGTAATCGAGGAACTTGATATTCCTTACTGCCAGTATTTCAGTCCGAAAAACCTTTCAGGATTGGACTTCTTCGAATATATCTCAAGATACTTGGAAGAGCCGAAGATCGAGCTTCTCGTAAAGGCAGGGCTCAGCCAATATGTCAGATGCTACAAAAAGCTGAACCTAAAAGAGAAGTCGTTGGATAGGATATTCAGAGTCGATCCATACTGGGTGGACCATCTTAAAGATTTGGAATATTCCGACCTGATGGCAATCAAGAACCATTATCATAAAATCAAGACGATGGATGATTTGCAGAACTATAGGCAGGCAAAAAGCAGAGTGGCAACCGATTGTCGAAAAGTAAACAGATATCTTCAGCCGAGGAACTTCAAGTTCGTCCAAGAAATGGACTACGGTCTGATGAATATCTATGACGACTATCTGAATTTCTGCGAACAGCTTAAATATGATTTGAATGACAAATCTGTGCTGTGCCCGAAGGATTTGAAAAAAGAACATGACAAACTGATGGAACTTATAAAAGTAAAAAAGGATGAACAGACAAAGGAAAAGTTCTTTCAGGCTTATCAGAATCTGCTTCCTTATGTCTATAGTCAAGAAAACTATGTAATCGTTCCATGTGAAAATATTGAGGAATTAGAAAAAGAAAGCGAAGCACTTCATCATTGCGTTAAAACGTATGCTGAGACATATGCAGATAGAAAAACAAACATTATGTTCATTCGAGATATTCATAATGTTACTGAACCGCTTGTAACGTTAGAATTCAAAAATAAGAAGGTCATTCAAGCGAGAGCAGATTATAATGCAAAACCATGTGAATCAGTAATTAAATTTATCAGTGAATGGGCCAAAGAATACAAACTGGAGTATAGGTAGATTATGAGAAACGCAATCGAATGCACTGAAGCAAATATTGCTGAAATCATAAAATTTATCATCTCGACTTATGAACGGTACAGGGAGGTTCCGAAATGGAACACTCTCCAAACCTTGTTCAGACTGTCGTTTAAGCTAGGATACGAATACGGAAGGAAAGGCGTATTTGAAAGTATGGAAATATCGAAACAGGAGGAAAGATAATGTACACACCATTGAGAATCGACAATGATTTAAAGAAGTATCTGGTATTCGCCAGCAACGACTTCATGGGAGGGCTTGCCTACAAGTTCAGATTCCCGAACAGCTACGGAGCAAGCGTAGTCAAGCACAGAGGAAGCTACGGAAACAGAGACGATTTGTTTGAGCTAGCAGTCATGTATCGTGACGAGCTGAATTACAATACGCCAATTACGAATGATGTCCTCGGATACATCGGAAACAAAGAGGTTATGAAAACATTAAGGGAAATCATGAAACTTTAGGAGGCAGGTATGAAAAACTGGGAAAGATTCAAAAAAGAGATTTTAGAGGAAGCTAAAAAAGGAATCTGCATTGACTGTTTATTGAGAAAATTAAGAAAAGGCAAGTGCGACGGATGCGAAGATTGCAGAAACAAGTCATACAATTGGCTTTATGAAGAAGCGAAAATAAAACTATCGCAGTGGGAATATGACTTAATCGCTACCAACGATATGCCCCATAACAGACAATTCGGCAGCTTCAATACGTACAATCACATGAAAGAAAAAGGTTATTTCAAAGATGTTGTTGATACTTCGATGTCGCTGGAAGAAATCTTAAGGAATGCGGAGGTAGAAGATAATGCAACTATTAATTAAAGGATTGAAAGTAACGGAAGAAATCGATGAAGAATGGATAAAGGAAAATTGCTATATTGCAGGCGGGTGCTGCGTAAGCCATGCAACAAGAAGTCCTATAAACGATGTAGATATTTATTTCAAAACTAAAGAAGCAAGAGATAAGTTCATTGAAGAGGCGGGAGATGAAAAATACATCTCAAAGAAAGATGAATTGTGGGAATCGCTGAATGATTATGAACATTTGCTAAAAAGCAATTCTATTGAATTTGGCGATACAAAGGAGTATGGAAAATTTAAAATCAAGACAGGCAAAAGCAATGATGTAAAGTGTTTCTTTGTTGATGATATGAAAATATCATTTGAATTATTTGAAAAGCAGAAATGGCTTTTAGAAAACGGATATGATTATGTGCTTGCAGAAAGAAATCATTTTGAAGTAGAAAACGATACTTTTTTAGGAAACAAGAGCATTACCATAAAAATGAATGATTTGACATATCAGTTTATTTTGCGGTTCTATGGTGAACCAAAACAAGTAATGGACGAAACGTTTGATTTTCAGCATTGCAAGATTGCTTATGATTTGGCAACAGATAAATATATAGCATCAGAAGAAACTTGGGAATGTTTATCAAAACGTGAAATCAAATATGTTAATTCGTTCTATCCAGTATCTTCTTTAAAAAGGTTATACAAATATGCAAATCGTGGCTATAAATATTCAACTAATGAATTTGTGAAAATAATCAAAGATATTCGCTATGTAGATACGGATAATAAATTCGTATTAGAAGATCAGATAATCGGATACTACGAAGATTTTGATTACAATGCTGTGTTTATAAATGAGCAAAACTGGTGGGAGTAGAGGTGGAAGAGGATGAACAAATACAAGGAGTCGTTTAAATTGATCAAGCGTGAAGTGTTAATCCCATGCCCGAAAACAAAAGACGGAGAAAACTGCAATTGTGAGAAAACAAAGCAATGTATATATAAAAAAGCTTTAGATAATATAGAGAAATTGGTCAAAAGAGCTACACCGGAAAATGTATGCTTTGGAGATGATGAAGATTACGCCTACTGCAATAATTGCAATGAGGAATTTAAGTACGAAAAATGGGGCGATGATTACTGCCCGAACTGTGGTCAAGCGTTGGAATGGAGGAAGGCTGAATGATGTTTATTGCTTTGATGATACTTGCATGGTGCATCATGCTTACGATTACGATTGTTAAGCTAGAAGAAGAAAAAGAACGATGGAAAAGACAAACAATTAGACTAGCAAATGAAGTATCAAGATTGCGAATTGAATTGAAAAAAAGAGATATTGAGAATGAAACAGTATTGTAGATATTGCTCAAATTGTACCTTTGGAGATTGTGTTTATTGCAACGTACTCAATAAATGCTTGACGGAAGAACAGGCGAAGAGAGCGAACAAATGCAAACACTTTGAATTTAATGAAATGGATGTGTTTGATTTTAACAAAAAATATAATCCAAGAAATAAAAAAAGCAAAAGTATAAATCAAGAAAAACTATTTTAAGAAAGGTGATGGAGAAATGAACGAGTTAAAAGATTTCATCTTGAATAACAGAGTATATTCCAAGTGCAGTGAAAAAGAGCAGAAGGAAATCGAAGCTTGTCTAAGATATTTTGAGAAGCTTCACTCAAGGGACAAAGTCAAGTTTCTTGAATACGAATGCAACGGATATATCGAAGATGAGGTGGATACGGCTATCTGTCCGAATTGTCTACGGAAGTTTGATATAGAGAATGAAGAACATTATTTCTACTGTCCGACATGCGGACAGGCTCTTGACTGGGAAGAAGAATCAGAGGATTAGGATGATGAAAGAACCTATTATTGAAAAGCTGAAGAAACATATAGATATGCTGCTAAAAGTCTATGTAGGAGGAGAATCCTATTTCGACAAATTAGATGATTTCATCAAAAACAATCCAATGCTTTGGCATCTGCTGATGGATAGAGCAGATACGGAGTTCTTTGACGGTGCGATATTCAGTGGTGAATTTGGTGGATGTATAGTAAATACGGATATGTACTTCAACACTGAAACGGATCTAATCGTTCAAGGTGGCTTGAGGAAAGGAATTTCGATCAACCTTGAATACTGCAAGAACAAAATCAAAGGCAAAAAGTTTATTTTCTTTGACGATAGTTACTATTCTGGAAAGACAAGAAACGCAGTCAAAAAAGAAATTGAGCGATTAGGTGGCAGATTGATGCTGACTGCTGTTGTCTATGATGGCAGCAGAGAAAAACAAAATGATGTAGTAAGCCTATTCAGATACTACGATCATTATTCAAAAGCATAATTAGGATTATGAGGAGGTATTCTGTGATTACAATCAAAGATGAGATTGATCAATTCAAAAGAGACTTGAGAAGCTATACGTATCATCAAAAAAAAGTAGTTGAGCTAGAAGAGAAACTAGAAGAACTGGCAACCCGTATGCAAGGGTTGTCTTCTCCTGCTTTTAAGGAGGTAGTCTATGAGAATACGTCCAATCCCTATAGCGACAATAGGCTTCAGCTGATGGACGAAGAAGAAATTTTGATAAAGGAACGTAATGTTCACTTTCGTGAAATGAAGCGTTTGGATGATGCACTGGCATTGCTGGATGAGGACAAGCAGCAGATACTTAGAGATATTTATGTGAAGCGTAAAAATATTGATTATGTAGCCTCCAAGAACTATTGCAGTATACGCAAGGTCAAGTATGATGTGAATGCTATGATCAAGTGGGTTATTGTTCGGAGCAAAGAGCTTGAAGAATTGAATAAACTGCATAAAAAAACACAGGCTTAATTGTCTGTGTTTTTGTTTTGAACTTGATTAAGTGGTTTAAGTAACTGCTTAATTTGATTCACCATATTTTTTGCATCGTTGCTGATATTTAAATTAGATATATTAGATTGTAGCATTTCATACAACTCCTCAATTTCCATAATAGCATTGTTAGCCATTACATCAGTTTCGTTTGAGAACAGATTTATACCTAAATCATTTAAAAATAATACTTGATATACTATAGAACTACGATAATGATTGTTGATAAGCAATTGTTGTATTGAATATAGAATCATCATATCTTTTCTTCGTTTATTATTTAATTCATCGATTTCATGTGCTTTTTTGTAAAGATTACTTTGTTGTTCATTACGTTTGTTCTTTAGATTGTTAATTAGTATATTTAATTCTGCAATCTCATTATCTAATTCGTCTTTAATATTTTTGTTTTTAAGAAGTGTATTATTTAAAGAATTCCGACATTTTTCTAGATTATTTAACTGAGCTTCGTATTTTTCTATTTCTTCCGTTGATACTTTTTTTTGATTATAAATCAACCGAAATACTTTATTCGTATCATTGAAATGTTTGAAATAATCTTTATCGTTAAAAAATAATTTGTCATTTGAAATTAAATTTAATAGTAAAGTGTTTGTAGTAGTTTCATTTAATCCGAGTAGAAAATCAGAAGTTACTTCAAAAATTTGGCAAATTTTGATAATTGTTTTATAATCAGGGGTTCTTTGCCCAGATTCCCATAAACTTATTGTGCTTTTTGATACATCTAATTTATTAGCTAATTGAGTAACTGACATAAAGCGATTTTTACGTAAATTTGATAGTATTTCTGGAAATTCCATAAATTATCACCTCAATAATATTATAGCATACAATTACATTAAGTAAACATGAAAAAACGAAATGTTTTCAAAAAGTAAATATGTGTTGACTTTTAGCAAAACACGATATACAATCATTATTGTAAACGATAGAGAGGTGAAAAATATGGATAAATTGTTTATTAAAAATAAACTTAAGAAACTACGAGGTAACATGACAATTGAAGAAGTAGCATATAAAAATGGTATTACTTATAGTGCATTGGTTCAATATGAATCAGAAAATCGTATTCCATGTATTAAAACAAAAGTAAAACTATCAGATTTCTATGAATTAACAGTTCAAGGCTTATTTTATTTAGAACAAAACAAAAAAGACATTCAGTCATAGTTTTGGCGAACTACTGAATGTCAAACCAAAACAACCGCTAGGATTGCTTAGTAATTGTAACACAATTACCAGTTGCTGTCCATTCCTAGTTGGTTGCCATTTTCGGTAATTCAATAAGGAGGACGAGTAAAATGAAACGAAACATGGAAAAGATTATTAGCAGCACTGAAAATAGTATAGATGTTGAATACGACATCGCTTATAGTGAAGTAAAAGCTTTAATGAAAAGAAGTTGTGTATATTCCTCAATTTGTGATGCGTTTGTATTTGGTTATGCACAGGGTATGCAAGCAGCTAAAGAAGAAATGAGAAAGCTGGTGAATGCGTAATGGAAGAACTGTTAAAAGTAAGCTATGATAAAGATCGCATTACATTGTCAGCAAGGGAATTGCATGAATTTTTAGAAATCAAAACTAAATATAAAGATTGGTTTCCAAGAATGTGCGAGTATGGTTTTGAAGAAAATGTTGATTATCAAGCTATGGCTCAAAAAAGAGCGACAGCTCAAGGCAACGAAACAACTTTCACTGACCACCAAATCACTATCGATATGGCGAAAGAAATCGCAATGCTTCAGCGTAACGAAAAAGGCAAAGAAGCCCGCCGATATTTCATTCAGTTAGAAAAGAAATGGAACAGTCCTGAATATGTAATGAATCGTGCATTGGAATATTCAAGAAAGCAAGTAGAGCAATTGATGCTTGAAAACAAGGAATTGAAACCAAAAGCACTGTTCGCAGATGCAGTAGAGGCAAGTAAGGACTCGATTCTTGTTGGTCAATTGGCAAAGCTAATCGGACAGAATGGTCTTGATATTGGTCAAAACAGATTATTTGTATGGTTAAGAGAAAATGGATATTTATGTAGCAGGGGAGAAAATTACAACATGCCAACACAAAAGTCAATAGAGCTAGGATTAATGGAAATTAAAGAACGCACTGTAAATAATCCAGATGGAAGTGTGCGTATCACTAAAACTACAAAGATTACAGGAAAAGGACAGATTTATTTTGTTAATAAATTCTGTGGAAAGGTTGCATAGGAGGAATATTTTATGAATGATTTTAATATATTTAATTCATTAAACTGGGAAATTATAGTTCCTAGTTTAATTACAATTATCGGGTTTATCGTTACATACATGATTACCAAAAAAGAAATAAAAAATTTAGTAGTTCAAAATAAATTAAATAAAAATTTCATATCAAAGGATTAAACTTTGCACTCAGTACACACTTTTTCATGATATTATAGTATCATAAATCAAAAGCCAAAAAGAAAGGCACTCAATCACATGGATCGGGTGCTTTTTTTGTTGGCTGATGTGATGGTGCGACGGGTTTCGCCTCCTTTCGATTTAGTTTCTTTCCCCCCTTGTTTCAATGACGCATATTTTATAATTTACAGACATAAAGGAAACAGTCGCATCATTGCACGAGCCAGCAAAAACAAAGAAAGGATGTGATTCAATCGATATGAGTGCATTGACACCGAACCAGAAAAGATTCGTTGACGAGTATCTAAAAGACCTCAATGCGACAAGGGCGTACAAGGCAGCCTATCCCAACATCAAAGATGAGAAGGTTGCATCGGCAGCAGCCTCAAGGCTCATGAAAGGAAAGAAAGTCAAGAAAGCGATAGAAGAGAGGATACAGAACCGTCTTGAAAGAACGGAAATAACGCAGGACCAGGTGCTGAACGAGCTTGCTGATATAGCATTTGCGAATATTACGGACTTCGTTCGAATCGAAGGACAGGAAGTCATCGTCAAAAGCACTGACGAGATACCGAAGAACCTCCTTCCAGCGATTGAATCCATCAAATACGGAAAATACGGCATAGAAGTCAAGTTTCATGACAAGGTAAGGTCGCTTGAGCTGCTTGGAAGGCATCTCGGCATGTTCAACGACAAGATTGAAATCAAAGGAACGGTAAACAACCCTATGGAAGGACTGACAACCGAAGAACTGAAGAAGTTGATTGGTGAGTAAAATGAAAGAGATATGGAAAGACATACAAGGCTATGAAGGATTGTATCAAGTATCGAATTTAGGAAGGATTAGAAGCCTTGATAGATATGTGATGAACCATAGCAAGAAAGAACTTAGAAAAGGGGCAATAAAAAACGTTAGAGCAGGCGTAGGAAATTATTTAATAGTTGACTTATACAAAGGCAATCAACAAAGAACATTCCGTGTTCATAGGTTGGTTGCTTTTTCTTTTATTGATAACCCAATGAATAAAGAAACAGTAAACCATATAGATGGAAATGTTCAGAATAACAGAGTTGATAACCTAGAATGGGCAACACCTAGTGAACAAAATTATCACTTTTATAAGCATGGATTAAAAAGCAAAGAGAACATTGATAAGGCAGTAAGAAGAATGAATGAAGCAAACGCTAAAAAAGTAATGTGCGTTGAAACAGGAAAGATTTATAGCTGCATTGCGGATGTTCTAAGGGAGTTTAACAAGAAACCAAGTGGGCTTATTTCAAGATGCTGCAAAGACAGTAAGAGAACAGCATACGGATTCCATTGGCAATACATATAGAAAGGTGGTGGTTATATGGTGGATATGAAACTAATTAAGTTGCATGCAAAAATAGAACTAGCTAAGAGAGAGTTTTTCTATTACTGCAATCTCAAAGCATCTGATTTCTACAAGAGAGATAGAAGATACCTTGTTGAAATGTGTGATGACCTTCAAGCGTTCTATGAATCTGATGAACATGATGTATTGATTATGAACGTTCCACCGCGATAACTGCCACGGAAAATCTCGTACTGCTGGATTGTTCGTTGAATGGATATTGGGCAAGGACCAAAACGAAAAAATCATGACAGGTTCTTACAACGAAACACTTTCAACCATGTTTTCTAAGAATGTTCGTAACAACATCATGGAAGTAAAGGCAGACCCTATGAAGCCTGTATATAGCGATGTGTTCCCTGGCGTTGCTATCAAGCGTGGCGACGGTGCAATGAACCTATGGAGCTTGGAAGGTGGATACAATAACTACCTTGCTACTTCACCTGGTGGTACAGCAACAGGGTTTGGTGCTTCTTTGCTGATTATTGATGACTTAATAAAGAGTTATGAAGAAGCATGTAATGAGGGCCTAAAAGAAAAGCATTGGGAATGGTTTACGAATACTATGCTTTCACGATTAGAAGAAGGCGGTAAAATCATCATCATTATGACTAGATGGGCTTCTGATGATCTAGCAGGTAGAGCCTTAGAAGAACTAGCTGAGAATGGCTACAGAATCAAGCACATTAATATGAAAGCATTACAAGATGATGGCACTATGCTATGTGAAGAAGTATTATCACGTAAGAGTTATGAAGCCAAGAAGAAAGTCATGGGTGAAGATGTGGCAAGTGCTAACTATCAGCAAGAGCCTATTGATTTGAAAGGCAGACTGTACAGCAGCTTTAAAACATATGATGGCGAACTGCCTATGTTCAAAGCAATCAAGAACTACACTGATACTGCTGATACCGGAGATGACTACTTGTGTTCGATTGACTATGGGGTTACTTTTCAAAACGAAGCCTATGTATTGGATGTTCTATATACAAAAGAATCAATGGAACTTACAGAACCTGCACAGGCCAAGATGATGCATAAGGACAAGGTAAACGTAGCAGATATTGAATCAAATAACGGCGGACGAGGATATTCACGCAGCGTGCAAAGGATAATGCAGCAGGAACTAGGAACTAACCGGACTATTTTCAGACCGTTCACACAGACCAAGAACAAACAGGCACGTATTCTCTCCAATGCGACATGGGTAATGGAGCATATCTATTTTCCTCACAACTGGAAGAACAGATGGCCGGATTACTATAACGCAATGACGAAGTATCAGCGTGAAGGAAAGAACAAGCATGATGATGCACCGGATGCTACAACAGGAATAGCTGAAAAGATGATTGATGGAGATAACTTCAGCTTTAAATAAGAGAGGTAAAGAAAATGAAATTAAATATAAACGGATTCGAATGGACGCTTCTTTTTGTTCCGGACAATGACAAAAGGCTTGGAACTGTAGAAGAAGGGTATATGAATTTGGGCAATACTGAATTCGATAAATTGATGATTGCTATAAATAGTGATGTTGATGAACAAGTACAGCGATCAACTATCATCCATGAACTGGCCCATGCCTATATAGCAAGCATAGGAATTGATGATGATGTATTCAGCGAAGAAGGAATGTGCAAGTTTATCGGATGCAACCTATTGACTATTTATGGGCTGTATGAACAAGTGCTTAAGAAAAAAGAGGTGTAAGGTGTGTTTAATTGGATTCGCAAGGGGGTAAGTAAATTGGATAGTATGTTAAACAAGCCATTATCAACAGAAAGCATTAAGTGGCTTGAATTAGAAATTACTGAATGGCTTGAATCTAAAGAACGTAAAAAACAATTAGATGGCGAAAGATATTATAAAGGCGATCAAGACATCACAAAGGCTAAACGCATGGTAATCGGTGAAGATGGAAAACTTGTTGAAGTTGACAATCTGCCGAACCATAAAATCGTTGACAACCAGTATAAGAAGCTCGTCAATCAAAAAGTAAACCATCTTGTAGGAAAGCCTTTTATTGTAGATACAGAGAATGAAGCCTATAAAGATAGACTAGAAAAGCAGTATTTCAACAAGAAATTCATGAAGCTGTTGAAAAGCGTGTGCAAGGATGGGCAAAATGGTGGCATTTCTTATCTGTATCCATACTATGAAAACAATGAATTGAAATTCAGACGATTCAAATCATCGGAAGTAAAAGTATATTGGAAAGATGCGGATCATGATGAAATTGACTTTTTCATCCATTGGTACACAGAAACTGTACGCATGAATAATGGAACGAAAGAGGATATTGAGCATGTAGAAGTATATACATCGGACGGCGTATCCTATTATATACGAAAGAAAGGAACGCTTCTGTTTGATGATAAAAAGCAGCAGACAACCTATCTCACTAGAATTGAAATGGATGCAGAAGATAACGTTCTTGCAGAAGAACGGTTAAACTTTGAAAGAATACCGCTTATCCCGTTCAAAATCAGTGATGATGAATTGCCTTTGCTGAATCGTGTCCGTTCATTGCAGGACGGCATCAATACGATAGTATCGACATTCATGAACAACATGATGGAAGAGCCACGAAATACAATTCTCGTTCTAGTGAACTATGACGGGCAGGATCTGGCTGAATTCAGACAGAATCTAGCACAATATGGTGTGGTAAAGGTCCGCAACGATGCTTCTGGTACAGGTGGTGATTTAAGGTCGCTGCAGGTCGAAGTGAACAGCGAGAATTGGAAGGCAATCCTTGAAATCTTCAAGAAAACCATCATACAGAATGGCGGTGGTGTTGATCTGACTGAGCTGCGTTCTACAGGTACACCGAACCAAATGAATATTCAATCTATGTACTATGACATCGAGCTTGATACCAATGATACAGAAACCGAATATCAATCAGCTTTTGAAGAGCTGCTATGGTTCATCAACTTCGATCTAAACTATCGTGGCGAAGGGAATTTCTTTGATGAAGATGTCGATATTATCTTCAATCGTGACAAGCTATCGGATGAAACGAGCATTATCGACAATCTGATGAAGCTGAAAGGAACGATCAGCGACGAGGACATCATCAAGCAGCTGCCGTTTGGCGATGCGACCAAGCTTATTGAGAATATGAAGAAGCAGAAGGAAGAGGAAAAGGCTGAGCTTGATGATTATAGCAGCACGTTCAAACCACAAAACAATCCTTTAGAGCCTTCTAGCAAACAGGGTGATATGCAATGACGCTTGAAGAACTTGAGGAATACCTGGAAGAAAAAGGCTTAAAGGAAAAGTGGAAAAAGAATTCCGGCTATTGGACAAAGAGATTCGAACAGCTGGAAGATGCGATGAACAGAAAAGGCATCGAATACTTCCATGACTTGGAACGAATCTACGGAAAAGCAGTAACGGAAACTGAAAAAGACATCTTGAAATGGTACAACCGTTTCGCAGAAAAGGAAGGAATCTCCCTTGCTGAGGCAAAAAGGATGCTCAATACGAACGAACTGAAAGAATTCAGGATGTCACTGAAAGAATACATCGAAAAAGGAAAGAGCATGGACCCGAAATGGGTCAAGGAGCTTGAAAGAGCCTCAACCAAAGTCCATGTCAGCCGATTGGAAGCTCTCAAGGTGCAGATGCAGCAGCATGTAGAATATCTGATGGGCAATGAAGCAGACGGCATAGACAGGCTTATGAGAGGAATATATACAGATTCCTATTACCATACCGCTTTTGAATTACAGAAAGGCTTCAGTATCGGTTGGGATTTAATGAAACTTGATACCAATGCAATTGATAAAGTCATGGTTAAACCCTGGACCGCTGATGGCATGAATTTTTCAGAACGTATTTGGGGCAAATATAGACCTGAATTGATTAAGAAATTTCATGATGGACTGACATTGAATATCATTCGTGGCGAATCACCGGATAAACTCATAGATGAAATCACAAAAGCTTTCAATGTGAAGAAGAGCCAAGCACAAAATCTTGTGCAGACTGAAAAAGCGTTTTTCATGTCCATTTCGCAGCGTGATATGTATAGAGAGATGGGTGTAGAGCGGTATGAGATTGTAGCTACATTGGATTCCTTGACATCCGAGATATGCAGAGAGATGGATGGAAAGGTATTCGATACGAAAGACTATATGCCTGGAGTAACAGCACATCCATTCCATCCGAGATGCCGTTCGGCGACTGCTCCGTATTTCAACGATGAGTTCACTGTAGGCAATCAAAGAGCTGCCAGGGATGAAGATGGACGGTATTATACAGTTCCTTCAGATATGACATATCCAGAATGGTATGAAAAGTTTGTCGAAGGCAAAGATAAAACGAATTTAGATAAATTTGTTGTTAGTAATGCTATTGCAAGTGGTATAATGGAATTGACGAAGGATGAAGAATATTCTGTTAGAAGTTATATAAGTTCTGAATCATATAAAATCAATGAAGCGCTAAGAAATGACTACGAATTAGATGAATACTTGCAGAACATTGTTGATAGTTTAGACAGTGCGTTAGCGAAACTTCCTAAACATGAAGGGAAACTTCAAACACGTTCTTTATACTTCTATGATGATGAAATGATGAAATCATTTATTGAATCTCATGTTGTTGGAAAAACGAAAATATATAAAGAGTTTTTATCAACAACAGTTGGTGATATATATAACCCTGATGGGCAAGTTCAAATATTCATCTTGAATGGGAAAAATGGCATTGATTTAATTTCATTTAACAAAGATGAAATGGAAGTATTGTATCAAAGAGATTCTAAATTTAATGTTATCAGTGTGGAAGAAAGTGATGGTAAAACATACATCATTTTAGAAGAGGTGTAATATGAAGAAGGTTAATTTGGATGAATGGCTTAAAATGTCTGAAAAAGACAAAGGCGAAAACTATAAGTATTTAACTGATCATGAAAAGTTTCAAGTAAGAACTTGTTATACCATACCAAAAGGTGAAACGATTGAACCTGAAATTAAAATGAGCGAAGAAGAATTAAGAAAAAAACAAGAAGAAGCATACAAAATTCTTGTTGAACATGGAATATTAACACAAGAACAGGCAAATAAAGCACTTGCTAAAAAGTAGGTGCTTTTTCATATCATAGAGATAGATAGAAAGGAAACAGATATGGCTAAAGACGACTATCATGTAATCGCCTATAGGATCTTGATCTATTTGTATGCCTGTCTTAAACAAGGGCAGAAGCCGAGCATGGAATACCTGCATCACAGTACCGATGATTTTCCTGTCGGAAAATATTATTGGCACTATATCTTGGAAAATCTTTACAAGGAAGGATATATCGATGGCGTGGTGCTGGTGGCCGTATTAGGGCAGACATATAAAAGCGTAAAGACTACCGAAGCGTTAAGAATTACGCCAAAAGGCATTGAATATATCCAAGAGAACGGAACAATGCAAAAAGCGAAGAAGTTTTTAAAAGAATTGAAGGAAATCATACCAGGAATGTAGGCATCTCAAAGGATGCTTTTTTTATTGGAAAGGAGTGGAACGAATGGACATAAAACTGACGCTTGAGACAAAGCAGATCAATCCAGGTGTCATTAACCTAAAACAACACACGAATAACACAGATACGTTAGTATTTGTTATGGAAGAATACATGTATGATACGACAGACCTATCAAAGCTTGATGCCTATGCAGTATGCGACATGTCGGGAAGAATCGATGAAGTGAAGCTTGTAACAGAAGTATCCGACAGCAAACTACGCATCACATGGAAGGTAACAGGCTATACGACTGAAGTAGATGGCACTATCACATATCAAATCGTTTTCAAAAATATAGAGAATGAAGAATCGAAAGTGTGGTACTCACATAAAGCCATTATCTTCGTAAACAGTTCTATCAATGCAGATGAATATATCGCAGCAAAATATCCAACCATTCTCCAACAGTGGGAAGAGAGAATGAATAGCATTGATGGTGAAGTCGATGTAAACCTAGAAGAAATACGGAAAGCAGTGCAGACGACAACGGACAATGCAGCCAAAACAGATGCCGATGCACAGAAAACTGCTGAGGATGCTGAAAGAACACAGAAACTGAAGGAATACGTTGAATCCATCGTCAACTACGAACCATCCGACAGTGTAGGAAAAGAAGTCGCAGAAGCACGTGGCGATTTCCTTACATTGGGGCAGAGGCTTGATGATATGGATGAAAAGAACGATAAGAAAACAGAAGATATCGACGTACTTCTTTCTGCTGGCTCATGGAACAGCAACAAGTACACATTCTCAGACGAAAGATTAACATCTTCTACGGATGCAGACTTGGAAACATCGCCTTTGATTACGGATGAGCAGTACGAGCAGATAGCGAATGCACGTATCAGCAGAACCATCGAGTTAAGCAGCGGAAGCATGGTGCTGACGGCTATTGGGGATGTTCCAACGGTTGATATTCCATTGATTTTGAAAGTGAGGTCGTGGCAATGATTAAGAACAACATTCCAACCGAGAAAAAAGAAAAAGTCCATGTAAACACACTAAACGGAACATTCTTCCACGAAAAAACGAACAGTGGATTTGTGCAGTTAAATAGAATCGAAGGTAACTCGGTTCAAAATGGTACACCAACACCCGACAAACCGATTGAGGTGAAGTCGTTTGATAGCGAGATTGTAACGAGTGGGAAGAACCTCATCGACATGGAATACTTGATGAACTACTTCAATAACAAATTAGGACAAACGGTTATTTCAAAAGAGAGTGATGGGAGTTATAAGTTTGCACTTCCAACCGGTTTTCATGACTTGCCTATTACTTTTGATAAGAGTAAAAGATATGCAATGCGTTGTAAGTACAAGCAACCAAGACCAAGTGGAAAATGGGGTTCAGATTTTTTCTTCCTATATGAAGATGGTAGTAACAACGGATTCCAAATTTACGATATTCAAGAGTTTGAAGATAAAGATATTATTAGCAAAGAAGGCAAAGTGATTAGTAGGATGGTTATCAATAGTCCGAATGGAACAAGTTATCCATCATGGTACAAAGACTTCCAACTTGAAGTTTTGGAAGACGGACAAGAAGCACCATCGGAGTACGAGCCATTCCACGCAACCAAAACAGAAAAGCTAACATTACGCTCATTGCCTAACGGATTTAAGGACACGTTGGAAAGGCAGAGTGATGGGAGTTATTTGTTGACGCAGAATCTAATGCCTTTTGAATTTAATGGCAGTGATAATGAGGAATGGGAACTTTCAGGTTCAGATTATACTACGTACAATATATTTGGTTTGACATTAAACGATATTGTAACAGGTAAAAGGAATGGAGCAATTTCCAATAGATTTAAAATATGGTCAGGTATTGGAGATTCATTTCCAATAAATAGTGTTTTTACCGAACAAGGTTATCAAACAAGAATTATGTTTTCTATTTCAAACACTGATGTTCCTGATGTTAACGCATGGAAAACATGGTTAAAATCAAATCCTATTAGTGGTCATTATGAACTTGCTACACCCATCCAACGCAAAGTATGGCTATCACCACTATCTGCATACGAAGGACAAACCAACATCTTCGCAAATTCCGAAGTCGGAGCAGAGATGGAAGTTGAGATACTGACTACCAATGCAGTGAACGGAAAGTTGCAGGAGTTGAAAGAGAACATTTTGCAGGAAAGACCGAATCCTAACTTGCTTGTGAACAGTGATTTTAGAAATCCGATTAACACTACGGGAAAGAAAGAGTGGGGTGGAAATGGGAGCACACTCGCTTTGGACGGTATGAGGATTCTTGATGGATGGGTTTCACGTAATAAAATGACGAAAACGTTATTGATTAATGGATGTTTGAGAATCCAAAATGGTAGTGGAGAGGCAACAGGTGGTCGAGGAATAAATCAAATATTGGATAAGCAAACGATAAAAGGAAGAAAAATGACTTTGTCGCTCATGGTGAAAAATATCAGTAATACAAAATATCGAATTTCTTTAAGAGGAAATGAAGAAAATATTTATTCAAACTCAAAAATCATAACTTCGCCTAGTGATATTATGATTGAAAAAGCAGGACTATATACTTTCACGTTTGATGTGTTTGATGAACTTCCTTATCCGTATATTGTGTTTGGATTATACACAGACCACAAAATGCACGAAAATCCATTAGGCTCATATATCGACATTGAATGGGTAAAACTTGAAATAGGAGATAAAGCTACACCACTTGAATATGAAGATTCAAAACTGAACCAACTGAAAACAGACGGAGTTCCATTGCTTTATGGCGGTGAAGAAATCATAGCTAATGCAGATTTAAACAATTATGTGAATATTGGAAACTACTATTGTCAATCAAATGATATTGCACACTCTTTAAAAAATAAACCGAATGATTTAACAAATGCTTTTACAATGGAAGTAAAAATGGCTAACGGTATAGTAGCTGAAAATTCAAATTATCACTATTTTCTTCAAAAAATAGAAGATATGGATGGGAAAGTTTTCAAAAGAACTGTTTCTTTTATCGAGGGCAACTACATGTTTGGTGAATGGAGCAGTAGTTCAAATCAAAAGTTTTTGAACAATTCAATATCTAATAGGCTATATTTTGCAAATACTAATAGCGACCATTCTCATTCCGTTAATTTGACAAAAGGTATCTATTATATTGATTGGGGAATGGCAATGATTAAAGGTATTAATGGGAAAGTAGGAACTTACTTTAAAACCGTTAATAGTAGCAGTGTCGTAGCAACACCTTATCTTAACAGTTTTGACACAACATCGAACGCAAGAAATGGAGCTGGTTTATTGATATTTACTGGGAAGAAACTATTTTTAATCGGTGATGATGCAACTTATAGAAGTATTAAAATGACAGAGTTTACAGAAAATGTCGAAAATATGACTTCTATAACTATTGCAGGTAATCCTAATACACATTTAGGACTATCAATTTTCAAAATAGCAGACTATCTATAGGAGAGAGGTGAACAAAAATGATTGATGAAGAAATGCTTTATGATGAAATCGACAAGGATATGGAAGTAGTTCCCGAAGTTTGGAACGTGCTTTATTTAGACAATAACGATTGCATTTACTTAATCGGCAATCACGCAGTACAAGAAGCGAAGCACGTTATCTATGACGATGTAACGGAAGAATTGATGAACGCTTATCTTGATGAAAACGGAAAACCGAACTACAAGGCAGTAGAAGGAAAACCCGTCAAGCTAACAGCAGAGGAAAAGGAAACACTGTTCCCAAAGTCTGCACCAACTCAACTCGATAGGATAGAAGAATCCATTCAAGAAATTAAAAATATGCGGGAGCAGGAGATAGTTGATAGATATACGTTGACCCTTATAAACGAAGGAATCATTTCCTAGAAAGGATAAAAGACCATGAAAAAAATTATTCAAAAAAATTCGGGGGGGGGCTAGAAAATAGCCCTATAGAAAAGGGGGAAGCTTATGATTAACAACAAGCTTCCTCAATTAACCACGATGTCGGAAAAAGAGATAAACGAAAAGTTCAATGGGATAGATATAAAATGGGAAGCAATAGATGGCAAACCTAGTGAATTTCAACCTTCAGAACATCAGCATTCAATAAGTGATATTAAGGATTTAACTTTGAATTGGGATTCAATTGAAGGAAAGCCAAATCAATTTCCATCTACTGAACATAGCCATTCAGCTAAAGATGTTACAGGAGTTGACGAACACATAAAAGCCTCTGTTACAAGTGCAAGCGGAATACATGGAATTAAATTTTCCAACAATTCGCTGCAAGTACTGAACGGAAGCTCATGGGTTGAAGTCGGAAAGTATGATACTAGCTTGCCACCTATCACAAATCTAGCAGCAATCAAAACCAATGACAAAGTAACTTTGAAATGGAATGATCCTGCTGATACTTCAACATCGAAGTGGGCAGGAACAAAGATAGTCCGTAAATTAAATTCTGCACCACAGAATCCTAATGACGGGACATTGGTACTTAATTCAACTACAAGAAACAAATATGCTTCAAGTGGTTTTTTAGATAGCGGTTTAGCTGATGGAAATGTATATGTATATGCAGCTTTCCCATATACAAGCAATGGCACTCATACTATAAGTAGTCAAAGCATAGCAAGCGTTGACTACCGTTTGACGGATGAAGACAAGCTGTGCAGCGGTCAAGCGTATAGATACTATAATGTGGGAGATGAAATATATTTGTCGATGACAGGATTAGGTAATATGAAATTTATTGTCGTAGGTAAAGAAATTGATGGTGTCAATACAATAACTTTATGCTCGGAGCGAGTACTTGGAGAATGCAAATTTTCTAATACTTCAACTAACGACAGTGACCATAAAGGAGCTGTTTATTCGACAAGTGTAATACGCAGTACATTAATAAGTACCTATTTGCCGAAATTCAGTTCTAAAATACAAAACGCAATAAAAAGCGTTAATAAAGAATGCCCTGATGGAACTGTCAATGATAAGATATGGCTTTTTTCAACGACAGAAACAGGAACTGATTGGTCGATTTATCATTACGATAATTTAGGGTTCGCTTATCCATATTTCACTTATAAAAATTTAGTAAAAATAGATTTAAATAACAATGCAAAAAGGTGGTGGATGCGTGATAGGTCTAATAATGGTAGATATGAAAAATATAATGTTTGGTATATAGAAAATTTCGATGTTACTAATGAAACTGCAAAATCTGAAAATGATTATTCAACAACATACGAGCTTGGTGTTGTCTTTGGAATTGTGTTCTAAAAAGGAGGTTCAGTAAAATGGAAAACACAGATGTTGAATTTCAAAATGAATTTTATATCACGATGAAAATGATAGAAATTCAGAACGAGAGAATCCTTCAATCTATCGATAAATCACATCAAGAAATTATCGATGCATATACCTTGCAGTTGATCGAGGAAGGAGTGATTAAATGAAAGCATATGTTGAAAGCATCAAACGTTTATTAAATAATGGTGAATTAAGTACCGAAAAAGTGGATACGCTGCATATCCTCACAGAAGAGGAAAAAGCCTACATCAAGGAGGAAGCACCGATGAATGAGTACAAAGAGGCTTATGAAATCGTGGTCGGCAAGAAAGAGGTGAATCTATGAGCAAATTAATCGAGGAAGCAATTGCATTCAGAAAACAGATTGACAACGTAGCTTTGAGTGTCGGAGACCAAACAGCAGTGAAAAACAAAGACTTGTACTCCGAATGGAATCCTAACGGACACGCCTACAAGATGGGTGACAGATTCCGTTATGGTGAGCTTCTTTACAAGGTCAAGCAAGCCCATACATCACAAGCTGATTGGATTCCGGGACAAAGAACTGAATCGCTGTATGAAGTGATTGACGTTGAACACGCAGGAACGATTGAGGACCCTATTCCTTATCACGTCAATATGGAAGTATTCAAGGATAAATACTATACTGAGGACGGAATTAAATATAAATGCACAAGGGACAGCGGTATTGCTCTTCAGCATAAAGCTAGTGCATTGGTAGGTCATTATTTTGAAGCAGTCATAGAATAGCAGCTTTTTATTTTGATAACTAGGGCAGAAATGCCCTTTTTATATTTGGTCAAAACAAGACCTAAAAATGAAAATTCATTGGTGGACGGCAACCACCTAAAAAAGCCTAAATGAAAGGAAGAATGAAAGATGAAAACGGAATTTTTAAAAGGACTTGGGCTTGAAAAGGAAGCCATCGACAAAATCATGGCTGAGAACGGAAAAGATATCGAATTGGAAAAAGGCAAAGCAAAAGACCTTCAAACACAGCTTGATACAGCCAACAATACAATCAAGGAGCGTGATAAGCAGCTAGAAGATTTGAAGAATTCGCCTGATAATCCTGAAACGCTGAAACAGCAGATTCAACAATTGCAGAACGACAATAAAAAAGCGAAAGAAACACACGATGCTGAAATCAAACAATTGAAAGTAAACAATGCATTAGAAAAGGCACTGACAGGGGCAAAAGCAAAAAATGCTAAAGCAGTTAAGGCGTTGCTGGAACTTGGCAATGATATCGAGCTGCTTGAAGATGGGACGATCAAAGGGCTTGATGAAAAAATCAAGGAATTAAAGAAATCAGATGCTTATCTGTTCGAAGCTGATGTAAAGAAAACCAAAATCAACGGAACTAAGCCAGGTGAAAGAATTCAGAACAATCCTGAAGGCGGTAAGCCTTTGTCCGAAATGACGTATGAAGATTTCCTAGCAGAAATCAATGAAGAAAATTAAAGAAAGAGGTAAGAAGAAATGAAACAATTCAATGCAAAGACATTCAATGAAGAGGCGTTCGGACGCTATATGAACGCCATTCCTGATGTGAAGCGTAACAAGCTATTGGAATCAGGAGCAATTACAGGGAACGCAGAACTAAAGAATTTGTTTGCGAACCAAACAGGTTCGTTCTATGGCACGATTCCTTTTTACGGAAATCTGGATCAGAGCGAGCCGGACAACTATGACGGTTCAACAAACATCTCTGCTGATACGACAGTAACCTATACGCAAGGCGTATTCGTCTATGGACGAGCAAAGGGATGGACGGAAAAAGACTTCTCTTACGATATCACCGGAGGAGTTGATTTTATGGCCAATGTTCGAGACAAGCTTTTAAAATATTGGTACAACGTTGATCAGGATACCTTGCTGGCGATTCTAAAAGGAATCTTCAGCATGACAGGAAAAGGAAATATTGATTTTGTAAACAACCATACGAACAATATTGCTCAATTGCCTTCGGATGCCGATGCAAAGGTCAATGCTACAACTTTGAACTCAACCACCCAAAAGGCATGCGGGGACAACAAAGGCATCTTCTCATTGGCAGTCATGCACTCCCAAGTATCTACGAACCTGGAAAATATGAATCTGATCGAACGCTTGAAGTACACTGATGAAAAAGGAATCCAAAGAGACCTTGAACTCTATACATGGAACGGCAGATTGGTCATTGTTGATGATTCGATGCCGACAGCAGTGGTAGAAGCAAAATACGTCCGCTGCGACAAAGGAACTAAAGGGGCGAAGGTTGTCAAGGATTCGGGAGCTTCCGGAGAAAACGAAGTCAACAAATCAGATGTTACCGGCGATATTTCTGATATCGCTGCAGGCGAATACGTATATTTACTGCCTCAGCACACTGAATATACTACCTACGTTCTAGGCAACGGCTCAATCAACTTGGAAGATATCGGAGCAAAGGTTCCATATGAGATGGCTAGGGATCCTAAGACGAACGGCGGGGAAGATACGCTTTATACTAGAAAAAGAAAAGCAGTAGCGGTTCCTGGCTTCTCTTGGACGAACAAATCAGTCGCTTCATTGTCTCCAACTAAAAAAGAAATCGAAGATCCGCAGAACTGGGAATTGATCAACGATGGGCATTCTTCAAACAAAAAATACTATGACCATAAAGCTATCGCCATCGCACGAATCATTTCAAGAGGCTAGCCGATGACAAGCGAACAGATCGCCGATTTCAAAAAAGTGCTTGCCGAACGTCTAAAATCGCTAGGATACGAAGCAGCTGAATCAGATGAATTTGTTTTGAAATTCATAGCTGATAAGGTCGAGAACCACATTAAAAACCAAACAAATCTTGATGCAGTACCTGAAGGGCTGCATCATGTATTTGTCGATAGAATATGTGGCGAGCTTCTTTATGAAAAGAAAAATTCAAATCTGCTCACAGATGAACAGATTGAAGCAGTGGTGGCTTCTATCAGTGAAGGCGATACAACCGTATCCTTCGATACCAAGACCTCGCCACAGGCTTTATTTGAAGCTTTGACGGATTCGCTGATGAACGAAGGAAACAAAGAATTCATCCGATATAGAAAGCTGGTGTGGTAGTGGACGCAGCAAGAAAAGCTATAGAATCGCTTTATAAAGATCGTTGTGATGTTTATGAAATGCAGAAGTCAAGGGATGAAGAAACTAAAGTTACTTCTGAACAGGAAGTAAAGGTGGTTGAGCAAAAACGATGCAGGTTGTCGTATCAGACAGCTACATCGGTTGATCAAGACAAAGTTCCGCATCAAACACAGACTATCTTATTGTTTCTTGAACCTGAATTAACTATCAAGCCTTCTTCTAAAATTGTAGTAGAGCATTGCGGTGTTCGGACGGCATACAAGATGAGCGGAAAGCCTGCGGTTCATACGAACCATCAGGAAATCGTTCTAAAGCTGTTCGACAAATATGCTTAGAGGTGAAGCATGGCTAAATGGGGTTCGGTTGACTACAGGCAGATAAAGAGGCTCCAGGAAAAGATGGCGAAATTTGAGGAAAAGGAGCTTCAGGATTTCTGTAAATCAGTTGCCAATGAAATAGCCGCGAGGTTGCTGCAGATGGTTGTTGATAATACACAGCCAGGCAGATATGAAAATACTTTTGAGTATGATGAGCAAACTGGAAAAACGGAAAAATCAAAAAAACAAGGCGGCGATTTGCGCAGAGCATGGAAAATGTATTCGATAATTCGTGAAGGCGATGTATATACCGTTGAAATTATCAATTCCATGCATTATGCAAGCTATTGGGAATTTGGACATAGGCAAGAGCCAGGAAGATATGTACCTGCTATCGGAAAAAGATTAAAAAAATCATGGGTATTAGGTAGATTTGTACTTACTAAGGCAGAAACAAAAATAGATTCGATAATGCCTAAATTGATTGAAAGACGTTTAGAAAAGAAATTGAGGGAACTACTTGATGATTGATGAAATTATGAATGCCATTGCCCGAAAGCTCTACAGCTTGTTCGGAGATGGCTATGAAATCTATAAAAACAGTATCGAACAAGACTTGCAGGAGCCTTGTTTTTTAATTTCTCTTGTTTCTGCCGACAAGAAGCCGATGATGGGAACCGGTTCGTTCAGGATTCTGCCTTTCGATATATTATTTTTTCCAAGCAGAGGAGAAACGCAATGCCACGAAGTAACGGAAATCTTAATGGATGAGCTAGAGTACATTGATGTAAAAGGCGATGTGATGGCAGGAACTAAAATGCGTAGCGAAATCGTAGATGATACGCTACATTTCTTCGTGAACTACGATTTCACGATATTTAGAAAAAAAGAAGAAACGTTTATGGAAATGTTAGAAACAACTAACGGAATCAAGGAGTGAACGAATGAAAAAAGAAACCAAGACGGCAGTCTTTTCGAAGGCTGCTATCCTGCATTCAAAAATCTTTATCAATAATCGAGATCTACTGGATGCGGTATTAGATGAAAACAAAGAATATTCGCTTAAAGAAGTCAGCGATATCTTGAAGAAAACATTAGAAAGCGAGGTTAAATAATCATGCTAGGTGGCGGTACATTTTTAACGCAGAACAAACGAATTCCAGGTACTTATCAGAATTTTGTGAGTGCTTCAAGAGCGAGCGCTACATTATCGGATCGTGGAACTGCTGCTGTTCCTTTGGTGCTTGACTGGGGCATTGAAGGAGAAGTATTTGAAGTATCCAATGCCGATTTTCAAAAGAATTCAGTGAAAATCTTTGGCTATGAATACGGACATAAGAAACTAAAAGGATTGCGGGATTTGTTTCTGAATACGCAAACATTATTGGCATTCAGATTATCTAAAAACGCAGTCAAAGCATCCAACACATACGCAGAAGCGAAATATGCAGGCTTGCGAGGGAATGATTTGAAAATCATCATCAAGAAGAACGTAGATGATGAATTGAAATTTGATGTTTCAACTGTATTAGAAACGACTGTAATGGACGTTCAAACCGTGTCGAAAGCTGATGAATTAGTTGCCAATGACTGGGTAACCTTCAAATCAGCGGAGCTGCAGGAAACTGCTTCTACACCATTAGCTGACGGTACGAACGGGGATGGCCCGACAACTGCTGAGTATCAGAAGTTTTTGGATAAGATCGAAGCATATTCTTTCAATGCTCTGGGGTGTCCTGTAGTGGATGAGGCGACTGCTAAACTGTTCATCGCATTCACCAAGAGAATGCGTGATGAAGTGGGTGCCAAATTCCAATGCGTAGTTTACAAACGAGCAGATGCAAACTTTGAAGGCGTTGTATCAGTAGAGAATGAAGCGGTTGACGACAATCCGGCTTCATTGGTCTATTGGACTACCGGAGCAGAGGCAGGATGTGCAGTAAACGCATCCGTAACAAATAAAAGATACGATGGTGAATACGAAATCAATGTTGACTATACGCAGGCACAGCTTGCTAAGGCTCTTGAAGAAGGAAAGTTCATGTTCCATCGTGTAGGGGCCGAGATTCGTGTGCTGGAAGATATCAATACATTTGTCGAGTTTACAGATACAAAGAATTCTGATTTTTCAAGCAATCAGATTATGCGGGTATTGGATCAGATTGCACTTGATTCAGCAAACATCTTCAACAGCAGATATCTTGGCAAAGTACCGAACAACGAAAGCGGACGAATCTCTCTTTGGAATGAGATCGTAGCACTTCACAAGCAATTGCAGGATATCCAGGCTATTGAAAACTTCGTTGCTGATGATATCAAAGTGGCACAGGGCGATACGAAGAAATCAGTGGTGCTGGAGGAAAAGGTAAGCCCGGTATCCGCAATGAGCATTTTGTACATGACGGTTGTCATCGCATAGAAAGGAGACAGAAGGAATGAGCCAAACAATGCAAGGAAGAAATACCCTTAGAGGATCAGCAGGAGAATGCTATGCGACGATTGAAGGGAACCGCTACCTTTTGATGCAGATCAAGAAGGTAGAGGCAAGGTTTGAGAAAGGCAAGGCAGAACTCGGCATCATGGGCCGTCCCGGAAAGGTTCATAAATCGACCGGATGGAACGGAACGGGTACGGCTACGCTGTACTTCAATACATCGATTTTCAGGGACATGATGTATAGATTCAAAGAAACAGGAGAGGATATCTACTTCGATATGCAGTTCACTAATGAAGATACTGCTTCCGGTGTAGGAAGGCAGACCGTAATCCTAAAGGACTGCAACATCGATGGCGGAATTCTTGCCTTGCTTGACGTGGATGCGGAATATCTGGAAGAGGACGTTGACTTTACGTTCGATGACTTCGAATATCCTGAGAAATTTAAATTATTGCAGGGAATGGTCTAAAAGGGTGCTTCAATGCACTCTTTTGTTTTTTAGATTGGAAAGGAACAAAGAACTATGGAAAACTTATCAGCATTTTTCTTAGAGAATACGATTCAGGTAGAGAATCAAAAAGTAGTGGCATCGAAGAGGTTCATCGATCCTAAAACGAAGAAGCCTATCGAATGGGAAGTCAAGAACATCACAGCCGAACGTGATGAAGAGATTCGAAAATCAGCAACGAAGCGTGTGCAGGTTCAAGGCAAGCGTGACCGTTACGTTCCGGAAATTGATTCGGACAAGTATATCGCACTGCTTGCTGCCGAATGCACCGTATATCCTAATCTGAACAACGCCGATCTCCAGAACAGCTACGGCGTCATGGGATCGGAAAACCTTCTGCGACGTATGCTTACGCCCGGAGAATATATTGAATATACTCAGCAGGTTCAAAAAATCAACGGATTCGATATTCCATTTGAGGAAAAGGTAGAAGAGGTAAAAAACTAGTCAACGAGGAGGAAGCTGAGGCAAGCTATGCCTACTACTGCTTCCATTATGCCAATATGCTTCCTTCTCGTTTCGTCTCTCTTTCAGTCGAGGACAAGGCTGCAATCGTGGCCTTTATCGACATCAAGAACGAAAGAGACAAAAAGGAATACGACAAGAACAGAAGAAGAGCGAAGCGAAAGAGATAGGAGGATGACGCTATGGCTACGATCAGTTCGACAATCAGGCTGAGGGACGGCATGACATCCGTCCTGAGGTCGATGAACAATGCATTGAATTCCGTCCTCAATACGTTCGAGTCAGTTCAATCCGTATCAGGAAAGTCAATCAATGCCGCATCCATCCAATCAGCCAGAGAAGAGATCGCACGTGTAAACGTTGCCCTTGACGAAGTTGAGGATTCCATCAGGGAAGCAGACGAAAGGCAGAAAAAGCTCAATCAGGACATGGGAAAAGCACGAGGCATAGCTGACGGATTGGCGAGGAAGATAACCGGATTCGTCGGTGCCTATGCAGGATTGCAGAGCGTACAGAAGGTGCTGAACCTATCGGATAAGATGGGGCAGACGGATGCCCGGCTGAACCTGATTCTTGATGAGGGAGGCTCAATCGATGGGATGAGGCAGAAAATCTATGACGTGGCACAGGGAACACGTGCTCCTTTCATGGCTACGGCTGATATGGTAGCGAAGCTGGGCCTTCAGGCAGGTCAGGCTTTTTCTTCCAACGATGAACTGATTGCGTTCGCAGAACAGCTGAACAAACAATTTGTCATTGCAGGTACTTCTGTACAAGGTGTCGAGTCCGTCATGCTTCAGCTTACTCAGGCGATGGCTTCCGGAAAGCTTCAAGGCGAGGAGCTGAACGCAGTTCTTGACAATGCACAGCCGATCGTGGCCAGTATCAAAAGATATTTGGAAGAAGTGCAGAACATCGATGCGAGCAACATCAAGCAATTAGCTTCGGAAGGCGTGCTCACAGCTGATGTTATCAAGAATGCTATGTTCTATGCGGCCGAAGAAACCAATGAAAAGTTCAGCGATATGCCGGTTACTTTTGCACAGGCATGGCAGGGGATACAAGATGATTTATTGATGACTTTTGAACCTGTTCTTTCGACGATAGCACAGGGTGCAGGATGGATCCATGACAACTGGTCCGATATTGAGCCGATATTCTGGGGTCTTACAGCAGCTGCCGGAACCTATGCCGTTGCATTAGGAGCACAGACTGCAGCTACATGGCTTGCAAAAATTGCAAACGATGGATTAATGGCCAGCCTTTTAGCGAATCCTCTGACATGGATTGTCGTAGGAGTCGGCTTATTGGTCGCATGGCTCTACAAATGGATTGATTCCGTCGGCGGAGTCAAGATAGCATGGGCCATCGCTATGGATAAAATCAAGAGCACATGGGACTGGACCTACATCGGATTGATTACAGGAGTTAACTGGGTGCTGGACAAATTTGATCTGTTCAAGCTCGGAATGAAAACAGCCAGCGTCGGCATCCAGGATATTATGGGCGATATGAAAACGGGAACGCTGATGATTCTGGAAAGCATGATCAACGGAGCAATCGACATCATCAACGGCTTCATCGATGTGGTAAACAGGATTCCGGGAGTATCCATCGATGCAGTCGAAAAGGTAGCGTTCGGTACGAATGCCGAACTGGAAAACCATGCAGCAGTTCAGCAGAGACATGCGGATCTAGAAGAATATTCTTCAGGTATTTATGATGCAATCGCAGAAAGGGAGGCTGACCTTGAACGATTGCGGGCGAATGCTGTGCAGGCATCGGTACAGAGACAGGCTGAAATCGAAGAAATGAGAAGCCAGGCTCAAAGAGACGTGTTCGATCCGACGGAATCAATCGAGAATGCCTTGTCAAATGCAGGAATCACTGATGCTCTTGAGAGCGTATCAGGAAATTCAGCTAAAATCGCCAAGACCGTTTCGGCAAAGGACGAGGATATCCGACTCATGAAAGATATCGCAGAGCAGAACGTATTCAACCGGTTCGCAGGAATCAACGTGAAGATCAACATGAACAATGAGAACCATATCAGCAGCGAAATGGACATCGATGGCGTAGTGGACAGGCTTACCGAAAGGCTTGAGGAAGAAATTTACGCAGGTGCGGAAGGCATCCATGAATAAGGAGGCAAGCGTATGAACAAAGGATATCAGTTCTTTTTGGACGGCGTGCTTTTTCCTGTCGCACCATCCGAAATGGAAACTAAGATAAACAATCTAAACACAACAGTAGCTTTGATCAATGAAGGTGAAGTGAACAAATTAAAATCACCAGGATTAACGGAGTTTTCTTTTGATTTATTATTGCCGAATACGAGATATCCGTTCGCACAGTATGAAGGAGGCTTCAAGTCTCCTTCATATTATTTAGAGAAGCTGGAAAAATTAAAAACATCGCTTGATCCGTTCGTGCTTACTGTTTCAAGGACCATGAAAAACAAGATTCTATTTGATACGAGCATGAACGTAGCGATTGAAGATTATTCGATTTCAGAATCTGCCGATGAGGGACAAGATGCGATAGTCAGTATCGCATTGAAACAATATCGTTCTTATGGCACTAAGAAAATCAAGATAAAAGAACCGCCTAAAGAAAACGGCCGGCCTAAGGCTGTTCAAGAAAAAATACCAAGACCTGTTTCAAAAAACGCCCCATCGAAAAAAGCTGATAGAATATATACAGTCGCTTCAGGTGATAGTTTGTGGAATATTGCTAAAAAGTATTACGGCGACGGCTCGCAGTACAACAAAATATATAACGCTAACAAAGACAAGATAAGCAGCCCATCGCTCATCTATCCGGGCCAAGTATTGGTGATTCCGACATGATAGAGCTGATTATCCAAAATGGAAGCGATATCTATATTCCTTCTGTAGAAGACGGGATAAAGCTGACTCTCGAAAGAAAGGGAAAACCAGGAAAATTAGAATTTAGCGTTATGAAAGATGACATATTGAATTTTGAAGAAGGCAATTCAGTTAGATTAAAAGTAAACGGGACAGGTGTATTCTATGGCTTTGTTTTTGCAAAAAAAAGAAGCAATGATGAAACGATACATGTAACTGCCTATGATCAACTAAGGTATCTTAAAAACAAAGACACTTATGTCTATGAGAATAAAACAGCCAATGAACTAGTTGAGATGATAGCGAAAGACTTTAACTTGAATGTTGGCCAGTTAGATAATACAGGGTTTAAGATTGCTTCCAAGATAGAAGATAACCAAACTCTTTTCGATATCATCCTGAACGCTCTTGACGATACTTTGATGAACAGAAACAAGCTGTATGTGCTGTATGACAACTTCGGGGCTTTGGAACTGAAGGACATTGAGAACATGAAGCTGGACATCCTGATTGATGAAGAAACAGGAGAATCGTTCGATTATTCATCAAGCATCGACGGAGAAACCTACAACAAAATCAAACTGGTCCGTGACAACGAAGAAACAGGCAAGAGGGAAGTATACGTCGTGCAGCATGGAGAGAACATCAACAGGTGGGGGATCCTTCAATATTTCGAAAGCATCGACGAGAACGTAAACGCACAGGCGAAAGCCGATGCTCTTTTGTCGCTCTACAATAAGAAAAAAAGAAGCCTAAAGATAAAGAATGCATTCGGCGATCCTCGTGTAAGAGCGGGAAGCTCGGTTATCGTCAAGATGGACCTCGGCGATGTCAAATTACAGAACTACATGGTCGTCGAGAAGGTAACGCACACGTTCTATAAAGATGATCATGTAATGAATCTTGAAGTAAGGGGAGGGCTGATCAATGGCTAATCTAGTTGAGTTGATGAAAACAGCAGCGAACGAAGCGAACGAGGCCAAGAAGCCTGCCGGTATTTTTGTCGGTACTGTCATCAAGACTGCACCGCTGGAAATACAGATTGACCAGAAAACCATTTTGACGCAGGCTTTTCTTATTTTGACCAATGCCGTAAAGGACCATTATATCGACATCAGCGTATCTCATTCGGTCGAATCGTCAAGTGTAGAACATACTCATCCGGTTAAAGGAACTACGAACGAAGCCGATTCGCACACGCACAGCATCGATTCCGTTTCGGAGGAAAATAATCCTTCTACTTCACATGGACACGCTTATAAAGGGCGAAAAAAGGTACTTGTCCATAATGGCCTCAAGAACGGCGAAAAGGTCATCATGATAAGGAAACAGGGCGGTCAGGAATTCATCGTGCTGGACAGGACGAGCGAGGCAGCTACCGTCGGACAATGGATATAGGGAGGCGGTAAAGTGATACCTAAAAACAATGGACTGAACTTTGATTTTGAAATCGAAACAGTTCCGTCAAAAACTTACTATGTGAATCTTGATACGTTAAAAGTATCAGGAATGGCAGAAGGTATTGAAGCTATCAAGCAGGCGATATATTTCATGCTGAATATTGAGCGATATGAATATATCATTTATTCATGGGACTACGGTATTGAGCTGGTTGATTTGTTTGGTAGGCAGACATCATATGTTCTTCCCGAGCTGAAGCGTAGGATTACGGAATGCCTGATGCAGGATGACCGGATAGAAAGCGTCGATAATTTTGAGTTTGAAGTGAACGGAAACAAAGTGCATGCAACTTTTGCGTGCAAAACAAGCTTAGGCTCTATTTATGCAGAAAAAACGATTGAAATTTAATCACGCTCTTTATCGGTTGTTTTTTTCGCAAGAAAGGATGTGAATAGAAAATGTATGAGAAAATAACACATGAAGTATTGCTTGAAAGAATGCTGGATAGGGTTGATTCAAATATTGATACAAGAGAAGGATCGATGATGTATAATTCACAAGCCCCGGCATCAGTAGAACTTCAGAATATGTATATTGAAGCTGACTACATCATGAATGAGACCTTTGCCGATACAGCTTCAAGAAAAAACCTTATAAAGCGTGCCAAAGAGCGTGGCTTATTCCCTTTGGCTGCTACAAAAGCAATTCTAAAAGGCGTATTCACGCCTAGCAGTTTGGAGCTTCCGATCGGTACAAGATTTTCGTTAGAAAAGCTAAATTATATAATCGTTGAGAAAATTTCAGAAGGTCAATATGAACTGGAATGCGAAACGCCCGGAATCGAAGGGAACGCCAATTTTGGAACGCTTATTCCTATCGATTACGTTCATGGTTTGGCAACTGCTGAATTGACAGAGCTGTTGATACCCGGTGAAAACGAAGAAGATACGGAGACGTTTAGAAAACGGTATTTCAATTCTTTGAATGCTGAAGCGTTCGGAGGAAACAAAGCAGACTACAAAGCGAAGGTATCGCTTTTAAATGGAGTAGGCGGCGTTAAAGTTTATTCCGGTACCGAATGGAACGGCGGAGGAACTGTGAAAATCGTTATTACTGATTCCAAATACGAAAAACCTTCTAAAACATTGATTGATACTGTGCAGACCGCTATTGATCCGGTAACCAATCATGGGGAAGGCATCGGTATTGCACCTATCGGCCATGTAGTAACAGTGGCTGGTGTAAATGAACAAAAGGCAAATATCAGAACGATGATTTCGTACCGGCCAGGCTACGCATGGGATGATGTAAAAACATCAGTTGAAGAAATGATAGATAGCTATTTCCATGAGCTAAATGAGAATTGGGAAAATGAAAAGAATATCATTTTACGAATTTCTCAAGTTGAAACAAGATTGCTAGGAATTACCGGGATTATTGATGTTCGGGATACGAAAATAAACGGTGTCGAAGAAAACTGCACGATTGAAAAAGATGCAATCATCAAGCGTGGAGAGGTAACAGATGGCTAGACAGGTTGATTTGTTAGTATATTATCCGCAAGTCATTAAGGATATCAAAGAATTTCAAGAACTAGCAAAAGCTGAAAATCCCGAGATTAATGAATTGTGGCTCGTACTTGAACGCTTGATGAAGGATCAATTTGTACATGAGGCGACTGAAACAGGAATCAGAAGATGGGAGAAAATTTTAAAAATCAATCCTTCAGCTTCTTCTGCTTTGGATGAACGCAGATGGGAAATCCTGAACAGGCTGAATATCAAGATACCTTATACATGGACAATGCTAAAAAATAAATTAGCTGGACTTTATGGTGATGACTTTACAATGAAGTATGTAATCGACACATGCACATTGAAAATCAGAATCAAAACGGATTCTGTCAAAAATCTTGACAGCACAAGAAACATGCTTGATGTGATCGTTCCGGCTAATTTGTATGTGGATCTAGGCATGATGGAATAGAAAAAGGAGAATGAAAAACTATGTTGGAAAAACTAAAAAAATTGATTGACGTGAAATCAATCGTAACACTCGTGCTGACGGGTGTTTTTTCTTATCTTGCGTTGAGCGGAAGAATCGAACAAGAGCAGGTGATGATTATCTATACGACAATCATCGCTTTTTACTTCGGTACGCAGTCGGCTAAGCCTTTGGACAAATAAGGAGATGTTGGAATGGTTCAGGAATTCTTGATGACTACTTATACAATCTCATTGCCAATTATATTGGGCTGGATCGTATGGCTGCTGAAACAGCAGAAAAAGACAAGAGATGCCAACAGCGAAGGCACTCTTGCTCTTTTGAGGGACAAGCTGATGTTCTATCATGACAAATACATAGAACGAGGAGCTATTCCCATCTATGCTTTTGAGAACTGGGAAAAGATGTTCAAAGCCTACGTTGCGTTAGGCGGGAACGGGATGGTGGTTCAGCTAGACAAAGAGGTTCGCCAGCTACCGATTGAGGAAAGGAGATAAGAAATGAAAAAGCTGTATTTGGATGCAGGACACGGATATAATACCGCTGGGAAAAGGACACCTGACGGCATAAGAGAATGGACATTGAATAACGCTGTATGTAATTATGTTCAAGAATTATTAAAGGAATATGATGTTGAAGTTGTACGAACTGATGATGTTACAGGAAAAACCGATGTTTCGTTAGTAAACCGAATCAACGCTGCCATCAACGGAAAAGCAGATTTATTAGTATCGATTCATCACAATGCGTTAGCCGGAAGATGGGGAACGCATGGCGGTGTAGAAACCTATACAGATATCGGAAACCAAACCACATACGATGTGAAATTCGCCGAAATGGTGAACAAACGTCTTGCGAAGTACACTGGATTGCGAAACCGAGGTATCAAATCGGCGAATTGGATGGTCATCAATACAAAGCTGATTCCTGCCGTGTTAGTCGAGGGAGGATTCATGGATTCAAGTACGGACTACAATGTTATCGTATCGGAAAAAGGTCAAAAAGCCTACGCACAAGCGATTGGCGAGGCGGTAGTGGAATTCCTAGGGCTGATTAAAAAAACGGATGAGAAGCCATCAAATGAGGCAACTATCAATGATCCCATCATGGGGGAATCGATAAAAAGTGCAGAGGTATTGATGACTCAGCTGATGAAGAAAAATCCGAAAATGAATCCGAGATTCAAAAATATTGCGAAGGAATACATACGCATCGGCAGCATCTACGGCATCAAGGGAGATATTGCCTTCTGCCAGATGGCACATGAAACAGGATGGCTGAAATTCGGCGGACAGGTCAAGGAAGAACAGAACAACTTCGCAGGCATCGGAGCAACCAACGGCGGAGCGAAAGGGGCAGTATTCGATACAGTTGAAGATGGTGTTACCGCTCATATTCAACATTTATTCGCTTATGCTTGCAAAGAACCGTTGCCGGCAGGAGAAAAGCTGCTAGATCCACGCTTCAATTTGATCAAGCCGAGAGGGAAAGCACCTACCTGGTTCGAATTGAACGGGAAGTGGGCAGTTCCTGGAATGACATATGCACAGTCCATCATCAGGCACTACAACGAAATTCCTTATAATAATAAGGAAGAGAAATCATATCCAAGATGGGAAGCACATGGAAAACACTGGTACTGGTACACCGATAAAGATACATGGGCTAAGGACCGATTGATTCACGACAACGGAAAAATGTATGTCGTTGATCAAGATGGAAAGATGCTGGCGAACAAGACCATCAATTCAAGTGGAGAAATAAGATAAAAATAGGACGGTGCATGATGCATCGTCCGTTTTTTTTATGCTTGGATTATATTTTTTATTGCTATTTCTAGATAGATAGTTGTATTATTTATTTGGGGAAAGGTGATAAATATGAAAAAGAAAGAACAAAAAAATAAAATTTCTAGTGTCGTAATAGCTGTATTGTTTCCATATTTTGGATTGCCGTACATTGTAATCAGAAAACCATTCGGAACTTTGATGATGATTATTTTGACGATTTGGGATACAGTTATTACTGTTATGTCTGTTTTCTTAGGCATCGGATTTGTTGTTATGGAATCAAATTGGAGTGTATTGTTTTTGATAATAGCTTCTATTTTAGCATCTTCTTTCTATAATTCATTTAAAGTTGAAAAAGAAAAAGCTCAAGCTAAAAGAAAAACAATTCATTTCATTGAAGAAATGCAAAAAAATAATGATAGAATAGTTCGTGAAACGTTCGATTTAATCAATAACTCAAAAAACATTGAAACAGTTCTTAGTAGGATTGAGTTTGGAATTGATAAAGGTTTTATAACAGATTCAATTGATGATTTACAGATTGGAGCTATTGAAAGATGCTATAATCTTACAGTAGAAAAATCAACTGAAAAGAACAAACATAGAAATGTGGATAAATATATTAAGGTTGTAAGTGCACATAAAGAAAGCTTTTCGCCTACTGTACTTTCTTTCTTGGATAATTTTTTGCAACAACCTGTAATTATTTCAGTTGAAACAAAAATTGAACACAATTTGCCTTTTGATGATGAGTATTTGAATACAGTTTTAGATGATGGAAAAACAATAAGAGAACACATGCAAGAAGGTTTTGATGAAGCAATGAAAAAAACAAATATGATAGATAAACAAGAAGATATTAAATTAAATGATATGGAAAGTGAATTTGTAGATGCTTTTATCAGTGCTTTGAACCCTTATGGATTAGATACTGCAATTAGATACAATAGAATGAGCAGTGGCGTTTTGAATTTTACATATAAAGACATGCAAATAGGAAGAATTAAATTGCGTGGTAAAAAAATGAACATTCAAGTATTGTATGATGATTCAAAAGGCTGGGATGTGAAATATTTTGATGTAACAACACTTGACGATGCAACTTCCCATATTGATGAATGGATGAATTACTTACAATTTTTAATTAAAAATGAAACTATATAATATGATATTAAATTTGATTAAGAAGTTTATTTTAGTTGATATTTCTACGTTTTTTCATTTTTTAAGAATACACCTGCAAAAACAAAAAAATATATAAATTTACGGCCAATTTGCGGCCAATTTTATAAAATATTAAAAAAAACAATATTTAACGAACTTCAAAAAAGCCTTTATTTATCGTATTTTAATGAATTTAGATTGATTTAAAATTGTTATAAATTGAATCCCATGCTCTCCGCCATGTGTCAATAAAGTCCTATATTTAGGGCTTTTTTTATATCAATTTATTTTTACGGCCAATTTACGACCAATTTTTATATAAATAAAAAAAATAGCCGACGTTTGCCGGCTTAACTTTCATTAATTTGTTTCTTTTTCATCCATATATAGCGAGTCTAAATATTTTACGCATATCTCGTTCTGATCAGGAAACATGTGAGTATAAGTGTTTAAGGTTTCGGTAACGTTGGCGTGTCCAAGTCTATTCGATATGAGCTTTATATTCATATTGCCATTGATCAGCAACGAAGCATGACTATGTCGGAATCCGTGCAAAGTGATTCTCTTTAAACCTGCCTTGTCCATTGCTTGATTGGCTTTTCGACGGATGGTGGTATCGGATAAAGGACGTGTTGCTCCAAAAATAAACCAATTGTTTGAAAATCCGTACATCTGTTCTTGTTTTGCCTTCAGGTTGTTCAAATCCTCAATAACGATAATAGGAAGTTCAATATCTCTGACGGAAGATTGATTTTTTGGAGCCTTTATTTTGTAGAGCCCTTCGTTTGTCTTGCGAGTCAATGATTTGGTGACGGAAATTGATGTTTTATTCAAATCATTCCAATTCAAAGCAATAGCCTCACCGTATCTGCAACCTGTGAAATAGAGAAAACGGAAAAAAGGTTTTGTTTCATCATCAACATACTTGATGAACTGTTTGAATTCATCGTATGTATAAAAGTTGTTGTCAGCATCGTTAGTATTCATCTTTGATTTCTTCATTTTGAAATTGCCTTGTATCCTTGCCGGATTTTGAGAAAGACCATAGTATTTGATACCATATTCAAGTATCGTAGCAAGAAATGAATGTAGGTCTTCTAAAAACGACAAGGCATAATGCTTTTTGTTTGGTCCATAGGTCTTGCTCATCATTTCAATTTGCCATTTGCGAATGGTAAGAGGAGTTATGTCGCTGATCAGCAGGTTCTTAAAGAATGGAAGAATATGCTTATCGATTTTTCCTAGCTTGGTCAATGTACCGGATTCTTCATTGTTATGGATCGAGTCGGTTTTGTACATCTGATACAAATCAAAGAATCGGACATGGCTGGAATCGGTTATATTCTTATGACTTGTTAAGAATTCAGCTTCTGCCTGGATTGCTTCTTTTTGAGTATCATAGTATTTACTGCTCTTCCTTTTTCTTTCGCCTGTAGAGGTAGTATAAGTAACCCTGTAGCGATATTTGACGACTTCTCTATAGATTGGATTTCCGTCTTTGTCCTTACGTTTCAGGCGTATTTTGCGTTTTTCAGATTGAATCATAATAAGCCCTCCTTGTTAAATTTTTTAAAATTTGATACAATAAGGGTGCAAAAAAGAGAATAACGGCGATGTTATTTTTTTGCACTAACGGTATTGCGAGTACCGTTCACTCACTCCATGTTGCGAGCATGGGGTGTTTTTTTATTTTACATGAAAATTAAAGACTTGAACTATAAAATAAGGATTGGCTTTTTTATTTATAACAATGGCTAATTCAGCGGTTGTTGTGTATATATTTTCTAAAAAATCGGAGTAAGTCAATGTTATTGAAAATTTTTCTCTTGTAGTTTTAGCTTTGATTCTTAATTGAATAGATTCGTTTGGTTGAATTTGAAGATCTGTATAGGAATCATCAAGAATAAAATTATCACTATGTATTAAAATGTCTTTAATAATTAGTTCTCCTCTTCCGGTATTTTTAATTGGATAATATAAGTAAGTTTCTTCATAAATATCAATATTTGTTTTAGAGTTATTTCTAGAATCAATACTTGATGGTACAAATCTTGGCTTATATTGTATTCTTAAATCTTCTTTTCTTTGTCTGTTTTGTTCTTTTATAGTCCACCAAACTCCACCTAATGTCAAAGCACCACCAATTATCGCACCATAATAACCGACCCATGCATCATAGTTATCTGTCGTGATGAATCCCCATTTGGAAGATAAATTAAGTAACCAATTGATGATAAAAGGTCCAACTGTGATTAATGAAATAAAAATAATAATAAAATATAAGTTACTAATTTTTTTCATAAAATTGACCTTTAGTAGTTTTTGCAGATATCATCAGGATTCATGTGCCAAATGACACGACCGACAATATATACTTGCTTTACTTCCGTATCAACGATAATAGGCAGGTGGCTTTTATCTGAACTGTCAGGCATTAATGTCAGTTGATTTTCGTTGACGTAAAGCCTTTTTACTGTCGCTTCTCCATCGATAAGGACTACCACAATAGTTCCGTTCTGTATCGAAACGAAATCCGATATATCTTCAGTAATGACGATTGAACCATCTTGAATCACATTGTTCATACTTGTTCCATTTACTTTAAACGCATGAAGTCTATTCTTTATCATTTGAAATCTGATAGGAACATAAACAATAGCATCAGGTTCATTGTCTAATAATTCTTCTAATGTTCCAGCCGATAAATTTGTTGAATAATGTAGAGGGAAGTAATCATCGAATTTGATTGGTAGTTCAATAGCAGTAGATTGCTTCATGTCTTCTCGTGCTTTTGTTATGACATCTAAGTAATCAATACCAATTTTGTCGCAAATCATTTTTAAGGTATCCATTTCTATTCTTGAATTTCCATCTTCATATCTTTTTAATGTTGATTTCGTTTTTTCTCCATTAATGAGATTTGAAAGTGTGTCCAAACTTATTCCTTTTGATTTTCTAGCATTTTTTAGTTGTTTTCCAATGGATATATATAAATCCATATCAATAATATTTTTATCAGGCATTTTTTCACATCCTTTTTTTCTATGATGTTATTCTTTAAAATCTTTTACTGATTTTCTTAATTTTCCTAAACATGTAAAATGGTTGTTTAACGGGTCTATGAAGATGGGTTCATAATAATTGTTCATTGGTTGCAAAATAATCATGCCATTTTGTTCTTTATACTTTTTACAAGTAGCAATGTTATCATCTATACAGAAACAACCGATAGAACCACTTGGAATTTTAGGCATTTTTTCAAATACCAACAAATCTCCATTGTCAATCCCAGCATCTTTCATCGAATCTCCTTGAGCAATTTGACAAAAATAATTGGCTGTATTGGAAAGTCCTTTGCTTGGTACTGGTATAAATTCGATGATATTATCATCAACAAATCCACCATCACCACAACAAAGATTTGAATATAAAGGAATACGAAGAAAATCAATTCCAGATGCATTATATATTTGTTCATCTTCATCTGAACCAACTATAACTGATGGTGAAATTTGTAGAATTTTTGCTAATGCAGCTATTCTACTTCTTTTCATATCTCCTATATCACCACTTTCCCAACGTGAAACAGTTCCTTCGCTAACACCACATGCTTTTGCTATATCATCAAGTGTTAAATTCAGTTCTTTTCTTTTTCTTTTAATAATTTCTTTAATTTCCATGACATATATCTCCTCATCTATATTGTATACTTATATTTGCATTTATGCAAGATAATTTGAGAAAAATAAAAGAAACTTGCATAAACGTATTGACTTGCGTTTACGTAAGGTGTAATATATAGTCAGGAGGTGAGGAAAGTATGGATTACCTTTTATTAGAAATGAAAATGAAACAAATTGGAATCACAAGTGAATCAATGTCAAGGGTATTAGATATTGACCCAGCCACTTTTTATAGAAAAAAACGTGGAGAAAGCGATTTTACTCGTTCTGAAATCAGAAAAATTATGAAAGAGTTGAATTTAACATCAGAAGAAGTAGACTCTATTTTTTTTAAAGATTGACTTGCGTTTACGCAAGATTAAATTAGAAAGAGAGGTGAAAACCATGCAAAGCAAGTTTATAAAATTGGTATCAAATATCGCTAAGCTCCATCCTGAAAACAAGAACTATCATGATACGAGAGTAGCAGTATGCGAGGAGTTCATCGGAGTGCTAGAAGAAATGGATGGGGAAGAGCTAGAGCCTTATCTGCATGAAATGAAATGCACAGTAGATGACGGTTGCTTCACCATCTCGTTCAAGATTCCATTGACTTCATACGAAGAGATGATGGATTTGGAGAAAAGAGAATCATATCGCAAGAGAGACGACAAGAAAATAAAAGAGCTTGACGCTACGGTCAAGGCTCTAGATAAAAATCTGAAAGTGCATGATAGGCTTATTATTATAACAAACCTTTCAATTCTTGTTCATCTTTTGCGAACACTGTTTTAATTCTTCGGCGATTTTTTGAAACTCTGCTTCTAATCGCTCTTGAAATTCGTCATTGTTTTCAATGTCGGACTCATTGGTTACGTTTGTGACATTGTTGGAATTGACATTGATATTGATATTAATATTGATTCCGGAAGCTGACAAAACAATGGTGAGGAAAATACTAAAACCAATTAGTAAACTGTTTACCAATATAGAGTTAGCTTCTAGTTTTGGAAAAAATGGTTTAACAGAACCATCAGCATTAGCTGTACGACTATCGACAAAATCATTGTATGAACCATCGGATTTCTTGGATGCTGCAACATCTTCGGAATCGTTCCATGCAATTAGATTTTCGCTGTAGTCTTCCAAAACTTCTTGAAAATCATCGAATACTGAGGAAATACCGTCTAAGGAATCGCTGTTCAAGATTTCGTAAAAATTTGACATGATAGAAGAAGTATTTCGCAGTGCATTAGAAACATTGAGAAAAATCGAACATCCATTTGTGCTTCAACTTCTATCAAAAATGCTAGATTACAAAGCGAATTTCAATCGTCATGTAATGAACTGATTCAGTCGGAAAAGAAGAAAGAGGTGAAATAATGAAAACAGAAAATGATATGTACTCATTGCAATCAAGAATCAAGGCATTGAGCGAGGAAGAAAAAAAGATAGCCCAAAGCATAACCGAAATCTTTGAAAACAACAAGCTGACGGTGCTTCAGGCTAAGGTGATTCTAGGAGTGGTCTATGACTTTACGGAAACCAACGCACTTGTAAAGGCAAGACCACAGAATACAGAAAAATACAGCGAACCGGATAAGCAGATGATTGAATGTCCATGCAAGTTGGATATCGACAAGGTTATCGTGAAGTGCTATAATAAAGTTGTAACAGAAGTGGCTAATAAGATATAATCATCTTA